CTATCTAATCGTGGGATAACAGCTATACACAAAAGAACGTATGATGCAAATAATGGAATATTTTATGTGGGAGACCCAAGCTAACCGAAAGGATTATTAATGGCGAATAACGATACTATAAGTTGGGGTTCAACCAAAATAACCCTGACCGATGGGTCTACTCAAAACATATCATCAGGAACTACTACTGACGATGTAGCTGGAGGCTTAGTTGCTAATAAGCCGTACTACATCTATTGGAAGCCAACTGACCCTACAGTATTTCACACCATAATAGCTACAGATTGGATTTCAGAAAATGTAGGTGGTTATACATTGGTTGCTACCGTTACTGGGGCAGCATCTGGAGGACTAGCCCAAACTAAATATGCGGGAGGTTTAGCAGTTGATGGGCAAGACCAAATAAATGCAAGCGAAATAGTTAATCAAGATAGTGTAACGGGTACTGAAATAGGTACTGTAGGTAGTGTGGCTACAACTGGGTTACGAGTGAAGATGTCAACTGCTGGTACTGGAGCCGCTGGATCAGGTTCGGCAGGGGCTTTCCTGAGGGCGTATACAGCAAACAGTGTATCGGATACAACAGGTAGATGGCTCGACATAGACGGAGATAATCAAGCCGTCTACTTTATGGATGGGTCTGCGAACAACTATATTTTATCTTCAATGAGTGCTGCCGGGGTGAAATTTTATGCTGGAACTTCTGCCACTGCAAGTGATGCCACAACAAGGGCGCATTACGGCGGGAGTCACCTAACGTTCTATAACGCCAGTGGTTTAGGTGCGGGGAACGAGCTACTCCAGCTAGGGGTAGGAGCTACTAACGGATTAACTTTGTTTGGTTCGACTGCTTCTACTACATCTTCGCCCTCATTAATTAAATATAACGCCAATATAGGAGGGTCTTGGGTAACCCATGGTTATCATGGCCTGTATAATGACGGTTCCGTAGATCATCTGATAACCTACACACCTCTATCAAAGGTTTGGATGATATCAAAAAATGGAGGGAGTAGTGCAACAATCGGTTCAACTATACATTTTGAAACAGGTGAAGGTCTTGCTGCTGGGTGGAAGATGCATGCATCCAGTGATAGTGAAGGAACACCACTTTTTAGAAACTATTTGTTCCCTGTCAATAGTGGGACAGGAAGCAGTATAGGAGGTGACCTGTCTCCAGACGGTACTTCAGACGAACCCTTTAATTATATAGGATACATGCCGGGGGATACAAGAGATGGTCAAGGTACTATGACTCTTGCTCCCACTATACATATAGTCGCATCGAAATGGTTCGGTGGATGGGATGGTTCAGCATCATACCCCACGTTCTACTTCGATCAAGACACGGGGCTTTATTCAGATGCTGATAACTCAGTAGCTTTTTCTGCTGGTGGGACTAAAAGGGCGCACTGGAATTCAAGTGGAACTACCTTAGATACTTTAACTGTAGCGAGTGGAACTGCTGTTGTACATAATAGCGGTTTATTAACTGCTGCTAGTTCTTCTATACGATATAAAGAGGCAGTAATAGATTTAGAAACTGACACAACAGATATTTATAAACTGCGCCCAGTGGCGTTTAACTGGAAGAGTAACAAGCAATCAGATTTCGGGCTGATAGCAGAAGAAGTAGATGAGATACTTCCTATGTTAGTTCATTACGATAAAGATGTTCCGGAAAGCGTAGCTTATGATAAACTTTCTGTGTTATTATTAATGGAAGTTAAGAAACTTAGAGAAGAAATTAAAGAGCTAAAGGAGAAAAACTAATGCCAGATATAACAGTGACATTTACAGACGCACAATGGGCAAGAATAGTAGCCGCTTCATCAGTCATTATTAGGGAAGATTTAGGTACTGTAGATGCAACTAAGTTAGCTGCTAAATGGAAACAACAAGTTACTGATGACGTAACAGAATACGAACGAAAGCAAGCTTCTATAGACGACTTTTAATGAAATTTAAAAATAAAGTTGTTCGGTTGCGAAAGAAGAACCCATTCATGAGGGTTTCTGAAATTGCTGTTGAGTTAGGGGCTAGTAAGCAGCGTGTGTGGTCGATATTAAAGAGACGGGGGCTTGATACTAACCCACCTAGGTTACGACCTGTTCTATACTGTGTTGTTTGTAATTCCGCTATTCTAGATAAGTGGAAACGACGACCTATCTGTTCTAGAAACTGTTCTGAGAAGAATAGACGGATAAAAATATCCTGTGACTATTGCAATTCCACCATTTATAGGTTAAAATCAGAAGTACGCCGTGCCCACGAATTAAAATATCAACACGCGTTCTGTAACAATCAATGTTACAACAAATATAAAAAGGAACAATATATTGGAAATTGATGATAATCTGATTAAACAGTGGGAACCCAAAATAACTAGGATGTTATCGACATATAAAATTAATGGCTTGCACAGAGATGATTTAGCACAAGAACTTAGAATATGTATTTTAAAAGCAGCCAAGCGATACGATCCCGATAGGCAAGTAACCTTTCATACCTATTTGCATACAACTATGGTGAATACAATTCGTACATTAGCCGCCAAATCCAAACGTAATTTAAATAATGAAGCTTTATACCTAGGACAGACATTTTTTAGCAATAATTATGATGATGACTCTCCTTCGCAAACCGCATCACAAGAGATGTTCCTACAAGAACCTAAAGATTGGCTAAATGTAGTAGAGGTAGGCGATTTATTAGACTCCTTAAATCTTACAAAACCGGAATTGACCTTTCTTTCGTTGCGTCAGGCAGGATTGTCTTTGAAGGAAATACACACAAAATTTACAGTAAACTTTCCAGATACTTCCTTAGCTTCAGTGAGGGAGCATGTTAAACAAAAATTCCTTAAGCACAACTTCAATTAATTAGACACCTCCGGATAACTATGGTACACTTGGAGACTAAGGAGGGCTGGAATGGCATCAATTGACAAAGCAAAAGAGATACCTTACACTGACCTAATGAGCCGTGCGGCACCTAAAGAAGGTTTGTTTCGTGTGGTCTCTCAAAACTCTGAGTTACGAAAGACATGGATATTGGGAACGTATAAAACATATACCGAAGCGAAAACAGTAGCTAACCGTGCGTCCCCAGAGGATGGTGTATCTGCCTTCGTGCATAACTCATATGGTCGTGTTCTATACTCAGTAAAGGATTAGTACAGAATGAATAGTGATAGTTTTAATTTCATAGAGTCCGCCCTGATTTTTAATTTGTGTGACTCCGACAACTATAAAGCCTTTAGGCATCCCCAAAATGATTTTGCGGTGCATAAGGATGCTTACATGTTTCTACAGAAATACTTTGATGAGTATAGGGATTTTCCTACTCATGCAGTGTTACTTGAGGAGTTTTCTAAACTTAGAAAAGATGCAACGACAGTAGAGTTTATCTATGCTCAAGATGAATTCAAAAAGCAGGTATTGTTTAGGAAGGTTGTATCAGCATTTTCGGGCAATAAAGAAGACCTTACAGAAAACCCTAAGAAAGCAATGGGTAAAATATTACATGATTTGAATGAAATAGAAGTTCTATATGATGAAGATGTACAGGAATATAATACTGGTAACTTGGACAGATTAGAAGAGTGGAAAGAGCGGAGTGACTTACGCAAAATGGGTGACGGTCTTATAGGGATAAAAACCCCATTCCGATCAATTAATTCTACGGGCGTAGGGTGGCAACCCGGAGACCTTATATCTGCCTTCGCTCGACCAACAGTGGGTAAAACATGGTTGTGTACTGATATAGCTGCAACAGCGGCTCTCAACGGGTATAAAACACTCTTAGTGTCCACTGAGATGACTAAAAAAGCTATTGATATGCGTATGGATGTAATAATGGGAAACAAAACTGGGTATAAGCTTTCTCATAGAGCCTTGAGGACAGGTAGCCCTATTGATGAGGAGAAGTACGCTAAGTTTCTAACTGAGCTAGATGAGAAGAATCTACTGGTATGCGATCATATAAGCGGAGAAGATAGTATTTCTCTCCGTAGTATAGCTAATCTAATACGAAAACACGCTCCAGATATCACTGTTATTGACGGTGTGTATCTGGTGTCTACCGCCATGAAGAATTCAGCCGCATGGGAACAGAACCACAGCTTATTCTATGGACTTAAAAACTTGGCTTTAGCCCAAGACACAACTATTATGGTATCAACACAGGCTACGAGAGATGCGGCAAACATGTTTGCGCCCCCTCGTGCCGATCAAGTAGCATTTGGTGATGCTCTTATTCGTGCTTCTGATATTGCACTTTCTATGTGCATGGTAGAAGATTCTGATAATCTCAGGTCAATACAGTTTCAGAAGTATAGAGATGGGGATTTACCGGTCGATATGTGTACCTTTTTGTGGAATGTTGATGAAGGTGAAATAAAGGAAATAGATGACGTTTTCTAGGAGGAAAGAAATGCAATTATTCGCATGGTTGAAGCAAGATGAGGATAGTGTTGTCGTAAAAACCGTTAAGAGCAAAGGGCCGGGGAAACCGTCTGTACCGATTACGGTATCTGATATTCGCCGGGGACGAGTTAGCGATTCTAACGGTTACGAGAATGAAGTTGTACTTTTTGTTCGAGCTAATAAGCTAGATCGAAAAGGTCGCAAGTAATGATTGATTGGTCAGCAGTCCTGTTAAAAGCAGGGTTGAATACTCCGGTAGGAGTGGAACAGTTCACCATTAGGTGCCCGTTTCACGCTGACCAACATGATTCATGCTCAATCAACACAGAAGAAGGTGTATGGATTTGCTTTCGGGGGTGTGGTCAGGGAGGTCTCAAATCATTTCTACGAAGATATCTGAACTTATCAGGTAAACAAGTAGATAGTTTCACAGGAGATCATGAGGTTATAATAGATACCTCATTCTTCGATGATGAGCAGCCAGAACTAACCACACTTCCGGAAGTAGATTTTCCATACAATACTAAATTTGTGCCTGATTGGATTTTTGATAGGCAATTCACAGTCAAAACGTTGAAGCGTTGGGAATGTGGGATAACCGGACAAAATGGGTTGGCTTTCCCTGTACGGGATGAGCTAGCACGAATTGTTGGATGGGCTGTGAGAAGAAAGCAGGGCTTCCCTAAGTACCTGTATAACCATTCACTGAAAAAGTCTAAGTTACTTTTCGGTGGGCATCTAATAAACGAAGTCCCACTTATATATGTAACAGAAGGCCCACTAGATGCTATGTGGTTAGATCAGAATGACTATCCTGCGGTAGCCCTTCTTGGGGCTTACATGTCGAAAGCCCAAGCAAATTTGCTACAGGATTTCTCAGTAGGAGAAGTAGTACTGTGTTTTGATAATGATGAAGCTGGTCAAATTGGTTTGGAGAAAGCCTTGACAGTATTAGGGGAGGGTGTTAGAGTTTCTTATGTAAAGATTCCGGAGCCGTATAAAGATGTACAAGACATACGAAAGTGTGATACACTAGATACAGTTCTAAAAGATAGAAATTATTGGTAAAGGAGAAATCCATGGTAGGTATTAGTGGAATACAGAATAGAATAGACAGGCGTACTTCGTCGGAAACTTCGGCGGAACTACGGAAAGAATTATGGTTCAAAGATGGCGATCAAGCTTTCATGAGCATAGTAGCAACAGGTGACGAAGATGACCCCAAGCTCGCAGATTACTGGATGTACACATTCAATGATGAGGGTCGATGGACTAGTGTTCTTGGTGGTGC